AGCCCGTTGGTTAATGAGGAGTTGGATTTCACTATACCCAACTGCCCACTACGACACAACAACATACCATTCTACACACCAATGTCCCAACTACCTGATACGCGCATACACCTGATGCTAAGGGGACCGAAGGGCAGCGGTAAGTCGATTATGATTCTCATGTTCCTAGCCGAAGGCACAGGGCTTCTGCACTCTCAGAATGCAGACTTGGGACAGGGCATGAAAGCGATGATGGGTCCGAACAGTATCACGGAGGCCGGAATGTTCGGTTCTGTGGATGAAGACGGACAGATAATGGGGCGACCTATCGCAAGAGAGATGTGCGGTGGGTTTCTTGGCTTTGAGGAGTTCTCCTCAATGTCCGATGCCTCCAAGAAAGACCACTCGCTAGACATGAAGAACCAACTTCTTACTTCACTAGATAATGGTAGAGTTCAGAAGGGAATGAGAGCAGGTTGGGTTACTTACACTACAAGATATACTGTTTGGGCTGGCACTCAACCCGCTCGGTTTGAGTTGGATTCTGGTCTTGACCGCAGATTCTTCATAATAGATATTGAAATGTCACCTGAGAAGGAATTACTCTATAAGAAAGCCCAGCACTTACAATCTAACATGAGTGTGGATGAGCGTACTGAATTAGCAACCATGTCTATTGAAATAAAACAATGGCTACGCGCTCGCATGGAGGCGGCAGTTCACAACCCACCAACCGGAGTCATGTTCGATGATGACATAGGCGAGTGGATTAACAGACCTGACATTCGTTCTTACGAGGCTGACCTGTTCCGAAGGCTCGCCATCGGCTACCACATGATGCAAGAGCATTATCAGGGTGGACAACCACTCATCGTTAAACTAGACCCTACTTTGACGCAGATTCTAGAGCAGTCTCTAGAGCAGAGGAGGCGAGTCATGGACGCAGACCTAGAACTGATTCGCACTACCTTCTGGAAAAAGGATATGCCTAAGAGCCAACTGTTAAAAGAAGTCTCACGCATGATAACTATGGGCGATTATCAGACGGCGAAGCGCTGGGTGATAGAGAACCTAGAAGGTCAGTCTTGGTACAAGGAGTTTGAACCTGAGACTAACAGGCGTGGTCGCAAGGGTATGCTTTGTAGGATTGGGCCGTTGGCGGAGGTATGAGTATGAGTAAGGTTGAGAAGAACGTTGTCCGTAAGATTCTTATGCGAGCGGCAGTTGGTAAGAGCAAGTACGGAGTGACGATGGAAAGGAATGACCTCTCTTTCAAAGAATGGATTCAGCACTTACAAGAGGAGTTAATGGACGCAGTTGTCTACATTGAAAAGTTATTGGGGGAAGAAGAATAATGGCAAAGGGATGGAAGAAGTCTGCAAGGAAGCAACCCCAATGGTGGGGGTCGGTAATGCACTTCCTCAAAGAGCAACAAGAACCAGTTTCTATTCGTCATATCATAGGCAACGCCAAGACTTACAGGCATAATAAGGTAAAGGACGGCAAGAAGATTAGGCAAACCCTGCTTTGTAAGTCGCGCGCCTGTCCCGATGTCACAGGCATGGCATATGTATTCCGAGTAAGGAAGATACCATATATTGAAGGCAGACACGGCAGATTATACTACTTGGAGGAAGACTATGAAATCGAGGATTGAGATTGAGCAGAGACTACACAACGAAGCAGACATATTTGTGATTGAAGTCCTACGCTGGGTACTTGACGGTGGCTGCGCTATGTGTGACCACAAGAACCGTACTGAGTACGAGAGGGATTTGATAGCAGAGGAGGTTACTCCTGATTTCCTAGAGGCGAAGCATTCTTGGCCGGACGGGACAGTAATGACTCACATGGAGGCCCATGTGGAGTATGACCCGGTGACCGCTGGTGAAATCGAGGAAGCAAGAGTGCAATCCATCAACACACTTGACTCCGCCGAAGACATTGTTAGAAGAATAACAAGTTACTTAGATGAACTAGAACAGGAAAAGGAGAACACCGGACAGATAACTACGGAGTTTGTTGCGGATGCGGCTAGGTTGATTGCCCAAGCAAACTCATCTCTCAAACTCGTAGGGCAATTGAAAAAGGAAATAGGGGTAGACTCTCAATTACTTTTAGCGCAATCTCACATGAATAATATGAGTCATATACTCATTGACGTTCTACGAGATACACCAGAGTTGCTAGACCAAGTAGAACTGCGTATGCAGGCACTACGCGACCCAACGAGCGTACAGGATGTTGATTTTGAGGTCATTGAATGACTGAGAAGAGATGGAGAAGCAAATCCCCGAGAGCAGTTTATGCTAGGCGGATAAGCAAGCACCATTTTTGGAGGTTGAAGAAGGCCATGCGAGAAGATGGTTTAATAGCAACCGTAGGTGACAGAGGAATAGAATGGGAGATAGGTGGTTATACTTTGACTAATAAATCCGTAGCGAATGCTTGGGATATGACCACTCAACAGTTGCGTAGATTTTGCGATTGGGTTTATGAGAACCCTTGGGATGAAACTTAATAAAGTAAATTTGTAAGATTGATGCGGAAAAATTTTGGAGAGTAGACATGAGTAATCAACAGTTTCTTCAAGGGGTCAATGCAATTCTCAAGTGGCCGGACAGAAGAAAGGTACTACAACAGATAGAATCCCTTCCCATCCCCTACGCACTCGCATTTCTCAGAGTAAATACAAGTGACATAGATTTTTGGCGATTAGTAGCGAAGGCTAACATGGAAATGGATGATGATATTGTAAAAGCAATATTTGCTTTTGGAATAAAAGGAGATAGAACCAAACGAATTTCTTTTCCCAAAAAGAAGAAGAAGGGGGAAGATGTAGCGCCAGCACCATTCAGAGAAAATGACAAGTATTGGAGGCAAATCATGGACAATGATATAAGCGTCACTAACCAAGCAAGACACATGGGCGACGCGCTACCGCAAGGAATAGGCAAACGCCCTAGGCGTGTTGTCGAATGGTTATAGGCGACATAATATTTATCGCCTTATTTTTCTGGTTTTGTTATATCGTCAATAGGGACGGATTAGCAATAGCAAATGCAGGTAAGAAGCCAAAGGAAAGTAATAAGCCAAAGGAAAGTAATAAGAAGTTAGTAAAAGTTTATCCCGGTACTAAGATACCTATGGAACCAGAACATGAATCTTCCTTTGTTAATACCGCTATGTGGATGTCCTTAGAGGATTAATAAAACCTCTAATATACTTTTAAGTGTCACGCTTGTATATGAGTGCGAATAACAGGCGGATTCGCAGAGTCATTGTAGAGTTATTATACGAGCATGGGGAGATGACTAAAGAGAAGATGGCTGACCTCTTGGGCCGCATCAAGTCCGTCCGAACTGTCCCTTCCCCTCATTCTTTGTCTGCTTTGATGGCTAAGAACTCTCAGATAGTTGTTGTTGGTAAAGAATTAGTCGAGAATGCAGTTGGTACTAAAGCAATTCATCTGGTTTATGATATAAACAGGAAGTTAATCCAGTCCAAAGATGATATTATTCTAACACGTTCTCTAACAGTCATGTCCCCTTCGGAGAAAGAGAAGTGTCAGAAGTGTAAGTGCGGAAGAATTCGTGTTTTCCCAACAGACAGTACGGTTTGTCTACATTGTATTAGACAAGATTAATATGCAGGTAGTGTCTCGGCACACTATGGAAAGGGTGAGAGCCATTACTAAGTTGTTTCCCAATGCACCCAAGCGGATAAAGTGTAAGATTTGTGAGGGTATGATGCCTAACTCCTTCTTGAAAGAGGGGTATCTGCGTACTATATGTGGCTATTGCTTGAATAAACATCCCGCTAGGAAGGCTCGGAAGAAGGCAAGAAAGACTAGAAGTGATAAAGGCACTAAGAGGAAACGCACTTAAATCACTTGCACTATTAAGAAGTATGGACGAGATGCGTTTTATGTTTGGAATGATGACGACGATGCTGGGTTATGACCCTAAGTTAGCGGATATTTTGACAGATGAGAATAGGAAGCACATTTCTCTTGCTAAGAACTCTATCTATTTTTGCTCTGACCCGGACCCGCTAGACCCCGAAAACGAGATTGAATACATGGCTCATGCTCTTCTGTCGGGCGCTGAGGATTGGAGTAAGGATTACATACGAGGCATGATGACAGGGCTTCTAATGTCCCTAGATACTGAGCAGATGGACGAATTTGAGACTTGGGCCGAGGAGGGAGGAGAGTTGTATCGCCTCCTTCAATCTATGCTCATCGAAAGAGTCGCTGAATAAGTTTATATGCAGACAATGCTACTCAATGTTGTAGTAGGGTGGCGTTATTATGTGCTTGGTCGTGCGTTTGGTTTTCCTCCTATCCCACCCTGCTACACCCACAGGTGATTAGATGTCAAAGGATAGCAGTAGTATTAACACAAGGAAAGACCCACTTAGGATTGGCAAGACTAAGAAGAAGAGTTATGTTATGATGGGTGTCGCAAGATACCTTCGTGATAACGGCCCTTCTATGGCTCGCCAATGTTTTGAGGGAGGCACTTTGATAAATGGCAATCCAATATCCTATGCTGCTAGTGTAGGAACAATTGCTAACGTAATGAAACAACGAAAGGATTTCTACATTCATAGTCATCAGAAGAACGGACATCTTTGGATGGTTAAGTTAGATTCGGAGTTGCTAGATTGAGTAAGGTTTGGGCTTTGAAGCATCGTCCTACTCTAGATGAAATAGTAGGGCAAGACCACCTAACAAACATGACTAGCAAACAACATTACATTCTATACAGTCCCGGTGCGGGGACAGGCAAGACCAGTTTTGCCCACGCGCTCGCAGAAGAGTGGGGCTACTGGCTTCACGAATACAATGCTAGTAGTAAGAAGACCAGAGGCATAGAGTTTGTAGAAGAGGAACTTTCCCCCATGTCTACCAACGGTAGATACACCCAAGTCTTTCTACTAGATGAGGCAGACCAACTCACTCCCGCCGCACAGTCGGCATTGAAGGGAGTCATAGAGAACGCTCAGGGTTATTTCATTCTAACCTGCAACGACATCAGCAAGATTACACCTTGGTTGAAGTCAAGGTGTCGAGTTCTTGAGTTCAATCCCATATCAGATGAGACTATGATGGACAGACTAGAATACATTTGTGGAAGAGAAGGAGTGGCAGTAACAGAAAGTATTCTTAATGTAATAATAAAAGCAAACAAGGGTGACTTGCGAAGCGCCATCAACGCACTCCAAGCATATCACGCGGCTTGGTGCAAGAGCATACCAGACGGTCAGAAGTTTATCCATCAACTCATGGAGGAAGGCTTTGACTCTAAGTTATTCCTAACAACCTGCTTCCGAGACAAGGATTTCGATGAGGCATACGGGATGCTTTCCCCCTCTATACTTAGTGCGCGCAATACAATTAAGGAGATATTTACATTTGCAGTACAGAACGAGAACGCTAACTCTGATAATAAACTCAAGGTAGTTGAATCAACAGTAATAGCAGAACGTGACTTTGTTGCTGGCGTAGAGCCAACTGTGTTAGTTGCTGAGTATGTTAGGCGTTTATGCTAATGTTTATATGCGGAAAGTGCAGCCGGAAGATTAGTGATACCAATGATTGACGAAAAGATTATGGACAGAACGGCAAGAACGCTGAACACAGACGTAGCAAACCTACGCGCCAAGACTCAGGCAATATTTGAGCAACAGGGCGCTACTTGGATTGCTCAGGGCAAGACTGAGGGCGATGCTTACGCATTGTCTATGAAGGTTGCCGGAACACAGATACGCAGCGAGAACGCTGCCCTAGCGCGCTCAGGCGCGAAGAAGTTAGAGGGTATGTTCATCAGCGTACCTAGAAGAAAGGAGTGGGGTAAGATTCTTTACAACAAGATGAAGAGCCAACTCCTCAACGCATCCGAAGAGGTTCGTATGCAGTTCGTGGATAGAGGGGACGTAGTTCTCTTTGAATCGAACGCTGACGGAACTTACACCCGATACTCGGCTGATAAGTTCTTCGGCTCATCCGAAGATACTGTGACTGAACTACCAAGGCATACTATGCAGTTGGATGGTACTACACACTTCTACTCCGTGTGGGATAAGACTAACGAGACTTTCGCTAACGGCAACAGGAACTTCAAGTATGGACAACCTCGCCCACAGGATGACAGGGAGAGGAGTTCGATGTTCCTCGGTAGGGTTTCTGGTGATAGCGGATGGAGACTAATGAGCGTAAGCGGTAGCAACAACGCTGCCGACGTTCAATGGCCTACCTTCCTCCCCGGAAGTCTAGCAGTTGGTGTGGGACAGAATCCTGAGAGGGCTTACCTAAAGCCTAAACTACTGGACTTCACACCCGATGTAGGAGTGGCTGACATTTTCGATGCACCACCACATGAGTTGCTAAAGGATGACAAGATTCCCATCGATATGCTCGGTGGCCTAAGTGACCTACCAGCATGGGGCGAAGAGAACACAGGCAATTGGGACGCACAAGCAGGTGTCGTAGCAGAGGTCATTCACATCGACCCACGCGAGAACGGCGCTTCAACAATCGTCTGCGCTGACCTAGACATCTCATCTACTGCACCAGTAGTCGAAGTTTACTGCCCGAAGGAGAGAATGATTGACTTCGGTGTCGGTAGCAAGATTCTACTAATCGGTAGCACTTGGAAGGACAAGATGACCGAAGAGCAGAGAATGGGTGTGTCCGGCTGGTGGGTCTTCGATGAAGTCCAAGCAGTTTCGGCAGAGCCAACAACCGAAGAGACAACACTAGATAGCGACTGGTGATTGGATGCTTGCTCTCGGTGAGTACCTTATCTTGAGGCCGCTACCTACTGGCTCAAGAACAGGAAGTCCTTTCCTTTTTATGGATGAGGGACTTCAACAGTACGAGGTTGAGAGCGTTGGAAACGACGTTACTCTTCCCTTAGAACAAGGAGATATTGTTTTAATAGCCGATAAACAACTTACCATAGAGATAGAGGGACATGAAGAAGGTTTAATAGCGACCATTTCTGGAAACGTCTTGGGGAAGGTTTAATGCCACTACTATGTTTTCATTGTAAAGGAAGATTAACTACTTACGAGAAGATGGATGGGACAATGACAACATATGTGTTAAAGTGCAGGTGTCAAGATGATAATTGGGAATGAAGCGACCAAGAAACTCCTAGATGGTGTGAACCTAGTAGCCAACGCGGTGAAAGGAACTCTTGGACCCGCTGCTAAAACCGCAGTAATACAAAGGGACGGTAAGTTTCCAATAATAGTAAACGATGGTGTGTCTATTGCTAAAGCAGTTTCAAGTCCTGACCCCTATACACAACTCGGAGTCAGTTTGATACAACAGGTAGCAGATGAGGCCCAAACCAAGAGTGGTGACGGCACTACTACTGCTACTATTCTAGCACAGGCTCTTTGCAATCTTGGCTTCGCCCTCATCAATGATGAGGAGAGTGAGTGGTACAACAACCCAACTCAATTGACTCAAGACATACGCGCAGATAGCGAGATAATCATAGAGAAGATACTAGACCACAAGGTAGAGTGTAAGGGTGACATGATAAAGCAGGTCGCTACTATAGCAGCAAACAACGATGAGGAGTTAGGTGCTTTGATTGCTGAAGTCATGGAGAGCATAGGTAAGGAAGGAGTCGTTTCCGTTGAGGTCGGTGGTGGTTTTGATACTACATATGAGATAATAAATGGATATGAGATACTTTCAGGTGCAATTAGCCCACACTTCCCTACACAGTTAAAAGAAGCAAACGTACTCTTGGTGTCAGATAAGATAAACAGTTTCGATAGTTTGATACCAGCATTGGAGGCTTCGATAGAGTCTGAAAGACCACTTCTAATTATCTCGCATGAGGTTTCTAATACAGTATTACCTAATCTACTTGTTAATGTTATGCAAGGAAAGGTAGATGCTTCAATAATTAGAGTACCCGGTATGAGAAGCGAGCCGGAGGAAACTCTTAGGGACATCGCCGCTTCTTGTGGGGGTACAGTCATCGGTAAGTTATTCGATACTAAACTCAGGGATGTGACTGAGGCAGACTTTGGTTATGCTGAAACTGTGGAGATTAACAACGACAACACGGTTCTCACTACAGAGGATTCACCAAGTGAGGATTACCTAGACAGATTATATCAGACTCTACATGATTTGGAGAAGCAGACTGATAACGCATGGGCGGTAGAAGCCATGCAGCGCAGAATCGCTAGGCTTCAACAGGGTGTGGCTGCTATCAAGGTCGGTGGCAGAACCGAGGTAGAACTCCTAGAGAGAAAGGAGAGAGTAGATGACGCAGTTAATGCGGTCAAGGCTGCTATGCAAAACGGGGTCATTCCCGGCGGTGGCATACTTATGGATTATTATTCCGGTTACAATAAGACCCCTGTGGTAAATACTGCATTCAAGATACCTAAATTTACAATTCAAGAGAACGCTGGTTATGAAGCATCTTTGTCTTCCGACTGTGTTATGGGTCTAAATTCTGTGACCGGAGAGTGGGTCAATATGCTAGAGGCTGGTATCATAGACCCGGTTGATGTTACTATAAATTCAATTAGAAGTGCGGTGTCAGTCGCTACCCTAGTATTAGGTAGCAACTGTCTCATCCCAACTACATAAGTTTATATGCGGAAGATGTGAGGGGTAGGTATGAGTTGGGGTACACAAACCAATAATACACAGAAGAAAGACACAGTTGAGAAAGCACCCACTACGCTTTACAACCGTGATTATTACAGGAACCTTCTTGATACAAGAAGGCAAGAGACAGTCGAGTATAGAGGCGCTTTGGTCGGACATGAAAACACCGCAAAGACTGGTTTAGCGCTCTCTCTTATGCACGAAGAGATTATGGACGGAAGAAAGGTCGTAGTCTTGGATGTGGATAACTCGGCACAATCAACCGTTCAACATATTTATCCTGACAAGGATAACATCTTAGTGATACCATTACTAGATGAATTTGACGATTCTATTTACAATGAGGATAACTCGGTAAATCACACGGCGCTGGTGAACAAGACCAAGTGGTTCATTAATCTTCTTGCAGAAGATTTAGAAGACAACGCAGGCTCTATTGCTGGCATTGTTTTTGATGGTGGTTCCACTTTCCTAAAGTGGTGCGAGTTTGCTATGCGTCAGTCACTACTAGATAAGGGAATCATAGAGAACGAGGACGACTCCTTCAATCAGAAGGAGTGGAGAGAGCGCAACAGGATGAACCGCGACGTTCTGGACAGGCTTCACGCCCTACCAGTTCCGAAGATATTCAACACCTTCCACTTGAAGGCCGTTCAGCAGTATATGGACGACGGTTCAGGCAAGAAGGTTCTCATGGCAGTAGGCGAGAGGCCGGATTGGGAGAAGGGTACAATGCGCCGATTCTCTCAGCAGATATTCCTGTCTCGCTACATGAAGAAGGCTGACATGGCTGCTGGCGTCAAGGGTGACAAGACTCTTGGAGATGACGAGTGGCGAATACGAGCCACAATCGAGGAAATGAAAGGTAAGAACATGGAGTACGTCGGAACAACACACGATATTCTAACAGTAAAAGCAGGTAATGTCACTTGGCAGGGCCTCCCTTTCCTAGCACCGGAATCGAAACCAGAAGGCGATAAGGATGAGAATAAGGAATAATAACCTCCAACTCTTGCTACAGAAGACTCAGAGAGCGCAGACCCACGATGGTAAGGCTCAAAACCAAGTAGCGTCTTGTGTACTTAGAGCAAGTGAAGGGAGAGTAACAACCACCTGTCTTGTCAAGGATGGTTTGTCCTCCCTTTCTAGATTCTCAACTGAGTATGACTCTGATGGGTCTGAGTTTGAAGGTACTTTTGTTGTGACCGACATCGACAGACTCATAGGTGTCTTGAGGTATCATGGAGTAATGGTAACACTAACACAAACCCATGATAAACTTAGAGTAAAATCAAACTCTAAGCAGACTACATTAGATGCCTCACCGCAGGCTAGGGTTCATCCATCTAACCCAGCAACCGTATTAGAGTGGGAACAGAACTCTAGGGGTTTGGTTGAGGCTAAGTTAGACATAGGTAATAACTTGTATCATCTAGAGGGAGGAGGCTCTAAGGAAGCCTTTGCATGGTATGAGGTAGATGCAAATGATTTGTTTGAGGCATTCCGATGCGACTCCATGAACAGACAGAAGAATAACGAGTATCTGATTGAAGGTACGCAAGACCTTGAGTTATATATCTCTACTGGGTTGGATTTGAAAGGGACCACTAGAACTCTTATCCCTCATGCTAAAGGGCAGCCAACGTGGTTTAAGGTAGTAGTAAAAGGAGGTATGGAACAACTTTTTTCTAAACTAAACGGTGACATCACCGTTAAAGTCTTTGACTTCACTAACGAAGGTCAGGGGTACAAGGTACTATTCGATTTGGGTAACGGAGACTTTGTTTTCCAAAGCGGAATATTGAGGTGAAAGAAATGGAAGATGTAATAAGTGATGTAAGCGAGACTATTAGGAAGATGATTGAGTTAGGGATAGAGGGAGATGCAATAGCAAAAGACCCTCAATATACAGTTAAGATAACTCTGATAGATAATCTAAAACCCAAGAGGTATCGAGACAGAGTATGGCTAGAAGACGAATATGTTGTTGGTGGTAGAAGCATGGCAGACATAGGAAAGGAGTTTGGCATAAGTGCCGCTGCCGTAAACCAATGGTTGAACAAGTTTA